TTTGCGTGAGCCCGCGCGCCGAATAGGGCGGCAGCGACAGGCCGGTGAAATCGAGAACGGTGGTCGGCTCGCTCATCGCACCCAGCTGGGCTTCCGGCCTGCCGACCGGATCTGCGACTTGGTGGCGACGCGGGTCAGTTTCTGCGCCACAATCTCAGGCGCGATTAGGCCGGCGAAGGTCTCGCCGCCGATGGTCAGGTTGAGCACGCGCGCAGGCCCGCCCGCCACGGCCCCGCCTTCGGCGAAGCGCGGCGGCTGCGGCACCAAAACCTGCAGCGATTCGACCAATCCGCCCAAGGCGAACTCCGGGAGGTCGAGCCGGTTGATCGCGCTCATCAAGCCGAGGCCGTACTTGCGCACGGCCGCGGCACGCATGACGAATTCGCCCGACGACAGCCAGGCCGGGACGCTGTCGCTCAACGGGCCGCCCGGCCCGCGCACCGCGCCGCCGCGCGCCAGTTCGAGGAATACGCCGCCGCCACCGGCCAGGCCTTCCGACGCGCCGAACGCGCCGGCTACGGCATTGGCCGCGCGCGTCGCCCAATCGATCACCGCCTGGAACGCCTGCTGTGCCGCGGACTTCAGCGCGTCCCAGGCGGACCCAAGGCTCGACACTCCGGTATCCCAGAGCGCGACGAGGCCCTGCCACATCGACAGCGCGCCGTCACCGATCGCGGCCCAGGTCGATTGCGCCGCGCTCGCGATCGACTGCCAGACGCCGGACAGCGATTGCCCGACGCTCGCGGCCCCTTGGCTGATCGCCTGCCAGGCGGCTTGCGCGCCGGCCGAAATCTGCGGCCAGTATTGGTAGGCGAGATAGCCGAGCGCGAGCAGCAGGCCGGCGATGGCGGCGGCAACCGCAATCCATGGGCTTGCCACGACGGCGGCGGCGACCGCCGCGCCGAATTGCCCGACCGCCATGGCGAGGCTGCCGAGCGTGCCGATCAAGCCCGATACCGCCGGGCCGATCAAACCGACCGCGGTGGCGAGCCCGGCAAAGCCAGCCAGCCATTTTGCCAGCAAGGCGCCGACGATGATGTCCATGCCGGTCAGGCTCGTGCCGAACACCGCATTGATGTCTTGGGCCACGCCGTCGAACGCACTTTTGAGCGTTTGCAGCGCCGGCAGGATCAGATCGGTGATGACGGTCGCAATGCCGCGCAGGAGCGGCATCAGAATATCGGCGATAGCGCGCGCAAGCCCGATGAAGATGTCGCGATGCCTGCCGATCGCCTCGGCCAGCCGGTCCATGATCGCGATGAAGCCGGGCGCGAACGCCTCGCCCATGGCGTTCTTGACCGCGCCGATGACGCTTGCGAGCTTGTTGAACGAATCCCCGAACGCCTTGCCGATCTTGACCGACGCCGCCGGCATGACGATGCCGAGCCGTTCGGCTTCCGCGCCCAGCGCCAGAATGCCGGCGCGGCCCTGGCTCAGCAATTCGGTGAGACCGGGCCCGAGCCTTCGGCCGAACACGTAGGCCGCCGCCGCGGCGCGCTGCGCCGGATCGGCAATTGCGGCGACGGCGTCGGCGACATCAAGGAACACCGCCGTGCTGTCGCGCGCGTTGCCCGCGGCATCCACAAGATCGATGCCGAGCTTTTCGAAGGTGCCCGCGCTGCGCTCGCCCTTGGCAATGGCTTCGCCTGCGGCGCTGCTGATCTGCGCATAGGCTTTTTGCATTGCCTCGGCGCTTGAGCCGGATTGCTGCGCGGCAAACCGCATCTTCTGGAAATTCTCGACCGAGGTGCCGGCCGAGCTCGCGCCCTCCGCGATTGCGCTGGCGGCCGACGAGAACGACTTGGCGAGCGTGAACATGCCGGCCGCGAGTCCTGCGACCACGCCGCCAGCCACGCCCGCCTTCCTGGCGAAGCCGCCGATCGTGCCGCCGACGTTGCCCACGGCGGTCAGTGCTTGCGAGGCCGCTTTCTGGATCGCGCCGAGCGGATCGGCGATGTCGCGGCCGTCGAATGCGATGGTCTTGAACGCATCGCGGAGCCTGCTCGCGACGCCTTCTCCGGCCTTACCGACCTTTTCGAGGTTGTCCTGCAGCTTCGATGTATCGACCTGCCGCACGCCGGTCGCGAGCGTGCCGAACGCCTGGTCGCCGACCTTGCCGATGCGCAGCAACGCGGCGACGACGTCCTTTTCGCCCTCAAGGACAACCTCCTGGATGATCCGTTCGCTCGGCACGGGCGATCACGTCCCTTTGGACAGAAACGCGCTGTAGTATTGCGGCACGCGGGCGGCGACCGCTTTGGCGATGTCGCGGACCCGGAACAGTTTCGGCTCGGTCACCTGTTCAACCCCGAAATACTTCGGCTCGCCCTCGCGCGCGATCAGCAAGGGGGCGCGGCCCGGGCGATCGACCCGGAACAGCGGTGCAGGGTATTTCCTCGCGCGCATGCCGCGCGCATCGGCGGCAAAGCGGAGCGCAATCCAAAGCAGCGGCTTGCCCCGGAGCACCGCGCCGAATTCGAAACCGCGGAGGAATCGGTTCATCGTGACGCGCACGACGGTGGTCTTGGTTGCCGCGCGCTTGCGCAGCTTGAACGCCTTGAGCCCGCGCCGCGTTTTGGCGCTGAACCGGCCGGCGCTCGCGATATCGCGCCGGCCCTCGCGCTGAATGTCTCTCGCGACCTTGTAGCCCGTGCTGGTGATCGCCTTGGTCACCCGCTTGCGCTGGCGCGCCGTGAGGTCGCTGAACCGTTCGCTCGATCTGAGCGCCATCATTGCGATTCGTCCTGCATTTTGCGGAACAGTGCCTGGAAGGCCCGCTGTTCGCCCTGGCTTGCGCGCAACAGCGAAAGCATCTGCGCCTGCTCGCCGAGCTTGCGACGCTGCGCCAATTGCAGCCATCCAGCCATCTGGCGCGGGGTCATTCTCCAGGCGTCGGCGGGGCGGTGTCCGTTGGCGACGAGGGCTTCGATGGCGCGGGCGATTTCGTATCCTGATCCCATCCAGACGCGCCGTCGCCTTTGAGCAGGCCGAAGGCGTCCAGCCTTGCGACGAAAGGGCCGATGCCCTGCGGGAACGTCAGTTCGAAGATCGCCGCGAGGATTTCGACCTGCTCGCCGATGGCAAGCCGCGCCGCCACCGCTTCGGCCTTGGCGTCGCCGGCCGATCCGGTGCCGGCGGCAATCACGGCCGCCACCGCAGCCGGCGCGAGCTTCATAATGGCCTCGGGCGTCAGTTCGGAAGCTTTCCCCGCCATCAGGGCGCGCAGTTCAGGAAACTTGCCGAACAGATGGACGACATCCCTGGCCGAAAGGCCAAGGACCGTCAGGTCTTTGCCGCGCACCGGGACGGTCTTCGCCAGATCGGCGATATCGAGCAGGCTGACCATGTTGCAAGCCTCTTCGGTTCAGATCACGGGCCTGCCGGCGGCAGGTTGGTCAGCTGCGCGATGCCGATCTTGGCGGCCTGCGCATGGCCTGCCGGCGCCAGCAGTACCTCGCCGGTCACCTCGATCTGGTTCCACTCGTCCGAGATCGGATTGAACGAACCGGACGGGCTGAATTCGACGTTGTAGAACTGCAAGTCCCAGCGCGGGCCAACGTCGTTGGTGGCGACGAATTTGACTTCGCCGCGGATCGAATCCTTGGACATGATCTCGATGGTCGGGCCGCCGACCGCCTCTTCATCGATCGTGCCCATCAGCAGCATGGAGAGGTTTTGCGCCGTGAGTTCCTCCATGAGAATGCGCAGCGTTCCGCTGCGGGTCTGCACGATGGATTTGTCCTTGGTGCGCGTGCCGGCGCGGTTCGAATAGTGGTCGAGCTTCTCGACGGTCGGCGTGTATTGCAGTTCGGCGACGTTGCCGAGATCGATGTAATCGGCAGCACCTTCCGGCTTGAACGACACGATGCCCTTGCCGACCGCATAGTTGTCGACGTCGGGCGCGATCAGAGACACGGGCATGGCTTAAACCTCTCCTTCAAAGTTCGGATGGGCGCAGCACGTAGGCGAAGGCAAACTGCACGGCCATGGCGCCCTCGATCGAGCGGCCGTGACGCAGATGCGTGCTGCAGCCCGCGTAGCGCGTGCGTCCGTTCGAGCCGACGAGCGCAATCAGCTGCGCATCCGTGAGCACCGTCTTGACCAGGGCGGCCCGCAGCTCGTTCAGCGCGGTGCCGACCCGCTCCGGCAAGGCGCCCAGCAGGATCACGACGTCGGGCGTCATCTCGACGATATTCGGTGCACGTCCCGGGTGGCCGTGCTGCCAGGCTTGTTCGTCGGCCGCCTCGTCGGCGTCGAAGACGGCAATCGCTGGGCGGGCGTGCTCGGAGATTTCGTCCTGGTTGCGCACCGCCGTGACAACCCCGTCAATCCCAGCGGCGATCTCGACCAGCCGCTGCAGGATCGCTTCGCGCTTGTCTGTCATTCGTCCCGCATCACGATCAGGCGGAGCTCGAGGCCGTTCTCGATCACGGTCTTGATGCGCCAGGCTGTCACGCCGAATACGACCTGGCCGCTGACCAGGTCGGCAACGGCGATGCCATGGGCGGCGAGCGCGCTGCGCCGCACATCCACGGCCGGGCGGATGGTCTGGACCCCGATCCCGCCGTCCTCGACCGCGATGCCCTGGGTGTGATCGATGACGGTTACGTCGTAACTCCCTGACTGAAGCGTGAGGACGGCAGGCTCGCCGAACGTGTCATAGACCGGGTCGAGCACCAGGGCGTCGAAGTCGATCACGGACGGCCGCCGGGCTCAGTTGCTGGTGAGAATCTTGACCGCAAGCCGTGGCCGCTTGTTGACCGGCAGCGGCGAAGCTTCGGTCTTCACATCGATGGCGCTGCCGTCCAGCCGCGCGATCTGGCGGGCATAGATCGGCAGCCCCATGGTGTTGACGGTCTCGATCAGGTTCGCCGGCGCCCCATAGGTCACGAAGGTGTCCATGGTGCCGAGCGGGAAGGCGATGCCCTCGTTCGCCGGGATCAGCGTCTCGGTTGCGCCGGTCGAAAGCGTGACGGTAGCATTGTACTCCTCGAACACGATGCCGGAGAACGGGAAGCGCCGGCGGGTGTCCTCGCGCAAGGGCTGGGCGCCGGTCGAGGAGAAGTACTTATAGGCCTCCTCGACCTTGGCGTGGCCGATCAGCTTGTCGAAGAAGCCGGGGCTGACCATCGCCAGCACGCCGTTCATGGTCTCGCCCTTGAGCTCGGTTTCGATGTCGCGCAGCACCTCGCGGCACTTGGCCTGGATGTTCGTTGTCCCGGTGCCGAGCACGAAATCGACGGACTGCTGGGCAAGCCCGAACTCGTCGAAATAATCGTAGAGCGTAATTCCGGCG